TGGGCTACATCGTCCACCACGTGCCGGCGCCGATCCTGGCAGTGCAGCCAACAGTGGAACTGGCGAAGCGCTTCAGCCGGCAGCGCATCGACCCGCTGCTGGAGGAGACGCCGGCCCTGCGCGAACGGGTGGCACCGGCGCGGGCGCGCGATGCTGGCAACACGATGCTGTCGAAGGAGTTCCCGGGCGGCATCCTGGTGCTGACCGGCGCCAACAGCGCCGTGGGTTTGCGCTCGATGCCGGCGCGGTTCCTGTTCCTCGACGAGGTGGACGCCTATCCCGGTGACGTGGAGGGCGAAGGTGATCCGGTGGCGCTGGCAGAGGCCCGCGCCCGCACCTTCGGCTGGCGCCGCAAGGTGTTCCTGGTGTCGACGCCGACGATCTCGGGGCTGTCGCGGATCGAGCGCGAATACGCGGCCACCGACCAGCGTCGGTTCTTCGTGCCATGCCCGCACTGCCAGCACATGCAGGTGCTGCGCTTCGAACGGCTGATCTGGGAGAACGGTCAGCCGCGCAGCGTCCGCTATCACTGCGAAGCCTGCGACAAGCCGATCGACGAGCCACACAAGACGGCCATGCTGGCGGCCGGCGAGTGGCGGGCGACCGCGGTGGCGCAGGACCCGCATGCGATCGGCTTCCACATCTCGGCGCTCTATTCGCCGGTGGGCTGGTTCTCCTGGGAGCAGGTGGCGCGCGAGTGGGAAGCGGCGCAGGGCGACGACCGCGCCATCAAGACGTTCCGCAACACGGTGCTGGGCGAGACCTGGCAGGAGAGTGGCGAAGCGCCGGACTGGCAGCGACTCTACGACCGGCGTGAGGACTGGCCGCCCGGCACGGTGCCGCTCGGTGGGCTGATGCTCACCGCCGGCGTCGATGTGCAGCGCGATCGGCTGGAAGCCAGCCTCTGGGCCTGGGGCGCGGACCGGCAGTCCTGGTTGGTCGAGCATCGCGTGCTGGCCGGCAATCCGTTCGAGGCCGCGGTGTGGGACGAACTGCGCGGCCTGCTCGGCGAGACCTGGCGGCACGCCAGCGGACACAGCATCGGCGTGGCGATGGCGGCGATCGACAGCGGCGACGGCATGACCACGGCCGAGGTCTACAGCTTCGTGCGGCGCGCCGGCGCAGTGCGGGTGATCGCGGTGAAGGGCCAGGACCACCTGCGCGCCGCGGTCGGGCAACCGGCGGCAACGGAGGTGCGGCGCGGCGGGCGCAAGCTGGGCGGGCTGAAGGTCTGGCCGGTCGGCTCGTCGTTCCTCAAGGGCGAGACCTATGGCTGGCTGAAGCTCGATCGGCCGACCGACGAGAGCGGCGATCCCTGGCCACCCGGCTACATCCACCTGCCCGTGCACGCCGCGGGCGAAGAGTTCTGCCGGCAGCTGACCGCCGAGGCGCTGGTGGCGCGGAGCACGCGCAACGGCTTCCGCAAGCTGGAATGGGTCAAGACGCGCGAGCGCAACGAGGCACTGGACTGCCGGGTCTATGCCCGCGCGGCCGCGGCGGCGCTCGGCATGGATGGCTGGGGCGAAGGTCGCTGGCAACGGCTGGCCGACGCGGTGTCGCTGCCGCCGGCGGCGATGCCAGAACCGATGACGCCCACGACGTCGGCGCCGCCATCGACTGCGGCAACGACCGACATCCGCCCGCGGTCCTGGCTGGGGTCGCGCTCCGGCTGGCTGCGCTGAAGGAGAAAGCATGGACCCCACCATCCTGGCCTGGGCACTGGCGCAGCCCGCCGGCAATCGCTGGCGCGGCCTGGCCGAGGCGTTCACCACCGGCACCACGCGGGTGACTTTCGAGGGGCGGACGGTGGAATACCGGGCGCTCGACGACATCCGCCGGGCACTCGCCGCCGGCTATGCCTCGGAGAACAGCACAGCGCGCCGGCCCGGCACCACGCTGGCCAGCTTCGGCCGAGGAACGACCACATGATCGCCCGGTTCCGCAAGGCATGGCACGCGCTGCGCGGCTACGCGGCGGCGCAGGACACGCGTGCCTCGGTCTGGGCACCGTCCGGCGGGAGCGCCAACACGGAAGTGGCCGGTGCGGCGGCGACGATCGCACGGCGCGCCCGAGACGCCGTGCGCAACGACCCCTACGCCTCCCGGGTCGTCGATCTGTGGGCCGGCAATGCGGTCGGCGCCGGCATCACCACGCGCTGGCCGGACAAGATGCACGCCGATGCCTGGCGGCGCTGGGCGGAGAGCACCGCCTGCGACGCAGAGAACCGGCTGGACCTCTACGGCTTGCAGGCGCTGGTCATGCGCGGCGTGGTCGAGAGCGGCGAGTGCCTGGTGCGCCTGTTGCCGGCCGAGCCGACGCTCGCCAACCCGGTCGGCCTGCGGTTGCAGGTGCTGGAGAGCGACTACCTCGATGCGTCCCGCTTCGGGTCCGTTGATGGCGTGCCGACGATGCAGGGCATTGCGCTCGATGACGCCGGCGCCCCCATCGCCTACTGGCTGTTCCGACAGCATCCCGGCGCGGCCTGGATGATGCCGCAGGGATGGCGCACGAGCGAACAGGTGCCAGCGCGCGACGTGCTGCACGTCTACCGCAAGCGCCGGCCCGGACAGTTGCGCGATGTGTCCTGGCTGGCGCCGGCGCTGCTGCGGCTGCGCGACCTCGGTGACTACGAGGCGGCGCTGCTGATGAAGGCCAAGATCGAGGCGTGCCTGGCGGCGGTGGTGACCGATGATTCCGATGAGGCACTCACTGGTGCAGCATCCGGCCTGCTACGTGATGCGCAGGGCCGTGCGGTGGAATCCTTCGAGCCTGGCATGATCCTGTATCGCCGCGGCACCGGCGCCGTGGAGGTGGTCAACCCGTCCGGCGGTGGCAGCCACACCGCCTTCGCGCGCCGGGCGCTGGAAGCCGCCGCGGTCGGCACCGGGTTGACCTACGACCAGGTGTCCGGCGACCTGACGGCGGCCAACTACTCCAGCCTGCGGGCGGGCAAGATCGAGTTCCGCCGGCTGTGCGAACAAGTCCAGTACGGCATGCTGATCCCGATGCTGGTGCGGCCGATCGCCGAGCGCTTCCACGCCCAGGGCGCGCTGCTCGGGCTGTGGGGCACGGAGATGCCGGAGGGTGTGTCGCACGTGTCGCCGGCGCACGAGATGATTGACCCGCTGAAGGACACCGCCGCACTGGTGGCGCAGGTGCGGGCCGGCTTCGTGCCGCTGCCCGAGGCGGTGGCGTCGTTCGGCTACGATTTCCGCCAGGCTGTCGAGATGATCCGCGATGCCAACGCCGCGGTGGACGATGCGGGTGTGGCGCTCGATACCGATCCGCGGCGCGTCGCCAAGACCGGCGTTGCGCAGGACGCGGCGCAGCTGGCCGCGGTCGAGATTGCCGCCACCGGCGCGGCTGCGCCGGCCCGCGATCCACAGACCCAGGACTGATCCGCATGACCGAGATGACCGAAGCGAGCGCCGAGCCGGCGCCGCTGGTGGCTGCGCGCGCGCTCGCCGCACCGGCCACCGTGGACCGTGCCGCGCGCACCGTAGAGGTGGTGTGGTCCACCGGCGCGCGTGCCCGCAATTTTGTCGCCCCGCTCGGCATGATCACCGAGGAGCTCGACATGTCGCCGGGTGCAGTCCGCATGGACGGGCTGCAGAGCGGTCGGGCGCCGGTGCTGAACAGCCACCGCCGCGGCGATGCGCGTGACGTGGTCGGCCGCGTGTTGGCGGCCGGACTGCAGGACGGACGCGGCACGGCGACGCTGCAATTCTCGGCCGCCGACGATGTCGAGCCGCTGTGGCAACGCATCGCCGATGGCACGTTGCGCAGCGTGTCGGTCGGCTATCGCGTGCACCGCTACGAGCAGGTTACCGATCCGCGCGACGGCACGGTGCACCGCGCCGTCGATTGGGAACCCTACGAGATTTCGGTCGTGCCGGTCCCGGTGGACCCGGCGGCGGCTGTGCGTGGCGATGGGAATCAGGGCCCTCCCGCCACCGCCATCGAACCTGCCCTGACCATCCCAGAGGAATCCCCAATGCCCGACACGACGCCGGCCGCCCCGGCCGCCGAGGCAGCGCCGCCCGCTGCGACCAGCCCGCCCGTCCAGGAGACCCCGCCCGCCATGCCTGCCACTGACTCCACGCGCGCTGCGGCACCGCCACCGGCAGCGGCGACGCCGTCGCCCTGCGACGCCACCGCCGACGCAGTGCGCGCCGAACGGGACCGCATCGCCGCCCTCGGCCCTGTCGCGCAGGGCGCGCGCGGCCTCGTCGCCGCCACCACCGTCGATGCGCTGCACCAACGTGCGATCGCCGATGGCTGGACGCCGGAGGTGCTGCGCAGCGCACTGTGGGACGCCATGGTGCAGGGTGCGCGTGCGCCCGCGCTGCCGGCATCGCCCGCCGCCACGCCGGCGCGCGAGAGCGCCGACGTCATCCGCGACGCCATGGCCGAAGCGATTGCGGTGCGCGTCATGCCCGGCTACCAGGCACCCGCCGGCGGCCGGCATGCCGAGTTCATCGGCTGGCGTCCGAGCGAAATGGTCGCCGAGCTGATGCGCGCCCGCGGCGAGCGCAACATCCCGCGCGATACCGCCAAGCTGGCCGAACGTGCCTTCCACACCACCTCGGACTTCCCGCTGCTGCTGTCGGCCGCGGCCAACAAGATGCTGCTGGCCGCCTACCAGCCGGCGCAGCCGAGCTACCGGCAGATCTTCCTCCGCCGTGACTTCCGCGACTTCAAGCCGCATCGCCACCTGCGCGTCGGCGACTTCCCCAACCTGGTGCAGCTGTCGGAGAACGGCGAGATCCAGGCCGGCACCATGTCGGAGAGCCAGGAACTCGTCTCGCTCAGCACCTTCGCGCGGCGCATCCGGGTGACGCGGCAGATGCTGGTCAATGACGACCTCGGCGCCTTCACCGACTTCGCCGCCATGATCGGCCGGCGCGTGGCGGACTTCGAGAACGCGACTGCCTACGCCCTGCTCAACACCGCCAGCGGCTCCGGCCCGACGCTCGCCACCGGCAGCGCCGCGGTGTTCGGCACCGCTGCAACGCGCGCCAACCAGGCCTCCGCCGGCACCGCGCTCGATCTGTCCAACCTCGCCACCGGCCGCGCCGGCGTGATGAAGCAGAAGACGCTGGATGGCCTGCCGATCGCCATCGGCTCCAGCATGCGCCTGCTGGTCGGGCCGAACCTCGAACTGGCGGCGCGGCAGCTGACCTTCAGCGTCGGCGCCACGCAGATCTCGAACGTCAACGTCTATGCCGGCTTCGTGCAGCCGGTGGTCGAGCCGCTGATCCCGAGCAACCGCTGGTACCTGTTCGCCGATCCCACCGCAGCACCGGTCTATGTCTACGGCTACCTGAACGGTGCCGAGGGACCCCAGGTCACCACCGGTCCGGTGTCCGGCGTGGATGGTGTCGAGGTGTCGGTGATCTTCGACTTCGGTGTCGGCGCCATCGACTTCCGCGGCGGCTGGTACAACCCGGGCCTGTGATCCCGGCTTCAGGAGACCCTTCCCATGAAGAACTTCGTCCAGCCGGGCGACAGCCTCGGCATGGCGGTGCCCTATGCCGGCGGCGTCACCGCCGGCCAGGGGCTGCTGGTCGGCGCGATGTTCGGTGTTGCTGCCTTCGATGGCGCGCAGAACGCGGTCGTCGAGGCGGCCACCGAGGGCGTGTTCGACCTCACCAAGGAACCGGCGCTGGCGATCACCGCTGGCAGCCGGGTGTTCTGGGACAACACCAACCGGCGCATCACCACCACGCTCACCGGCAACTACCAGGTCGGCCTCGCCACCGCGGCGGCGCTCGCCGCGGACGCCACGGTGCGGGTAACGCTGGTGCGCGTGCCGCCGGTGGGCACGTGATGGACATCTGGGACCAGCGCATTGCTGCGCTGTTCGGCCGCGAGGGAGCCTACAGCGACAACGCGCACGACCATGGTGACACTACCGCCTGGGGGATCATCGCGCAGCAGTCGTGCCGCTACATCGAGATCGCCGAACACGAGGCCTCGCAGGAGGATTTCGAGTTCGGCTGGCAGCTGCATCGCGCCCTCGGCGCGATCGCCTGATCCCCCGCCGGCGGGGTTCTGCCGGCACAATCCAAGGAGCCATCGATGACCTACCTGATCGCCCGTTTCGGCGAGGGCAGCACCTATGCCGCGCTCGCCGCGCTGCTGGCCGGGTTCGGCCTGCATCTCGATCCCGGCCTCGTCCAGGACGTCACGCTCGCCGGCACCGGCCTCGCCGGGCTGCTCGGCATCCTGCTGCGCGACACCGGCGCCATCGCCTGACCATCCACCTCACCAGGAGAATCCGTCATGTCCACGCTCGACACCCTCGCCGACAAGGTCGCCCGCATCCAGACCGTCATCGACAGCGCGGTGGCGCTGATCACCGGCCTGGCGCAGCACATCCGTGACGCCAGCCACGACGAGGACCAGCTCGCCGCGCTGGCCGCGTCGCTGGACGCCAGCGCCGGCACGCTGGCGGCGGCGATCGCCGCCAACACGGCCGCCGCGTCCGAACCGGCGCCCGCCACCCCGGCCTGATGAGCGGCGCGTTCGCCGCAGCGATGGCGGCGCTGCATGCCGATGGCAACATCGGCTGCGACGCCGCCTACCGCCGCCCGCCCGGCGCGTGGATCGATGTGCGGGTGGTGCTGACCTCGCCCAACGACATGGTGCCGGGACTGGCCGGTCTCGGCACCCGCGCCGGCAGCATCACCGCGACGCTGCTCGCGACCGACGCCACGCCGGTGCGCGGCGACGAGCTGCGTCTCGGCAGCGTCGTGCACCGCGTCGAGGACGCCGCCCGCGACGCGATCGGCATCTCGTGGCGGCTCACCCTCGTGCCAACCTGATGGAGGTCCTCCATGGACATCGCGCCCGCGGAGCCGGTCGCTCCGGCGCCGGACAATACCTGGCATCTCGACCGCCGTGTGCCAATCGCGCTGATCGGTGCGGTCGTGCTGCAGACGCTCGGGGTTGCCTGGTGGGCGGCCGGCGTGACCTTCCGTCTCGACGACCACGAACGTCGCGTGGTGGTGCTCGAACACTCCGACAGCGGCTAGCTGCTGCAGTTCACCGCGATTGCCGAGCGGCTGGCACGAATCGATGAGCGCCTCGCCATCCTGGTGCAGGAGCGGACCCGGCCGCGCGAGCAGCCGTGACCCCGCTCCGCGAGGCGGCGCTCGCTGCGGTGGCTGCACAGCTGGCCAGTGCCGTGCCGGGCGCCACCGTCGAGCGCGCCCGGCGCGCACCGGTCGACACCGATGCCGAGGCGCTGCCGCGGCTGATCGTCACCGGCACCGACTGGGCCGCCGACACCACGCAGCAGCCCGGTGCCACCCACTACACCATCGGCTTCGATGTCGTCGGCTATGCCGGTGCCGCAACCGACCTCGGCGCCGAGCAGGCGGTGTCCGCCCTGCATGCCGCGGTGATCACGGCGCTGGCCGGCTGGACGCCGGATGCAGGCGGTATCAGTGACGTCGCCGAGGACAGTGCCAGCTTCCGCACCTACGCCGCCGACGAATCCGCCCGCCCGGCCGGCGCGTTCGTCGCCCGCTTCTCGCTGCTGGCGGTTGCCCCAACCGGCCAGCCCTTCACATCCTGACGGAGGCCCGCCCGCATGGCGATCACCCTGGTCCGCATGAACTTCGCCGCGGTGGCGGCGAAGATCGAGACCGTGTCCGGCACCGATGCCATCGGCGGCACGCCCGCCGCCGGCGACTGGATCGCATCCGACTTCACCGTCGACTTCGATCCGGTCGTCGTCGACAACACCGAGCTCACCGGCTCGCTCGACAAGGCACCCTCCATCGTCGGCGGGCTGCGTCCGCGCATTCAGCTGAAGTTGCCGCTGCGGGGCTCGGGCAGTGCCGGCACCGCGCCGGAATGGGGCAGGCTGCTGCAATGCTGCACCATGACGGAGACGATCACCGCCGTTGCCGTCGGCGCGCCGACCGCGGCGACCGTCGGCACCACCACGTCGCTGACCCTGGTCAGCCCGTTCCTCGGCACTGCGCAGGCCTATCGCGGCATGCCGCTGTTGCTGAGCGGCGACCGTACGCTCACCACCGGCATCACCGATTACAGCGCCACCCGCGTCGCGACCATCGGTGAGACCATGGCCACCGCCGGCAGCACCGGCACATTGGCGCAGGTGCCGATCAACGTGCTGTATGCGCCAACCTCGGACGGCTCGCTGATCAAGACCTGCACGCTGTACTTCTTCGCCGACGGCTTCGTGTGGAAGTTCACTGGGGCGCAGGGGAGTTTTTCGCTGGAGCTGTCGACCGGCGGCATCGCCTATCTCAGCTTCGACCTGCGCGCGCAGATGCTGGCCTTCACCACCGCGGCGATGCCGACCGGCTGGAACAGCATCGTGCGGCAGACCCCGCCGCGGTTTGTCGGTGGGCGCTGCCAGCTGAACCGCACGCTGGCGCAGTCCCGACGGCTCACCCTGGACGCCGGCGTCACCGTGGTGCTGCCGGACAACCCGGAGGCGGCCGAGGGCTATGACCCGGCGATCCCGACCGCGCGCGCCAGCAAGGGCACGATCGATCCGCTGATGAACACCACCGGCTCGGTGGCGCTGTACACCGCCTTCAAGCAGGGGACGCAGATGCCGCTGATGGCCATGCTTGGCGCCAGCGCGGGCAACCGCTTCCTGGTTACCGCGCCGCTGGCCAAGGCAGTGTCGTTCAAGCCCGGCGCCGTCGACGGCCTCGGCAAGCACGACATCGCCTTCAACTGCGAAGGCGCCGATGCGGCGCTGTTCCTGGCGAGTTTCTAATCATGACCGATCCTGTGTTCTCCCGCCGCGACGCCGAGCATTTCTCTCCCGAGGGTTCGCCGCGAAGCTACCTGATCGCGCCGCTGACGTTTCGCGAGCGCCAGGCCTTCCGCGCCGACCTGGCGCGCGAGGGCGGGCTGTATCCGCCGCGCGAGCAGATGCTCGAAGCGCTGCGCGCCGCCGTCGCCGAGATCGCGCCGGGCAACGCGCATGAGCTGGTTGCCGCGATTGATGCTGCCAGCGCAACGCCGGACGACACGGCGTTGCAGGCGCGGCTTCGTGCCATCGAGGCGGCCTGCGCCGCGGTGCCGGCCTATGCCGAGATGCTGGCGGCCCGGCAGCGCTACCTCGGCATGCTGCCCTGGGTGGCGGCGCGCCACGCCCTGCGCGGCTGGGACGGACCCGGCCTGCCACCCTTCACGCGCGTGCGCGGCATGGTACCGGCGGAGCTGCTCGACCTGCTGCCCGGCGACGAGGTGGAAGCGGTCGGCTGGCGCGCCTCGGTGCTGATGCATCCCGGTGCGGATGCGGAAAAAAACTCCGCGGGGCTCTCGCCGTCGCCCGGGAGCCCGGCGCCTACGCCGGCGGCCTGACCCCCGCGGACTTCACGCAATGGCTGGTCGGCGGGGAACCCTGGGCGACCAACCCGCGGCTGGTGGTCCCACCGCCCTGGCACGACTTCGTGCGGCTGTGGGCGTCCTGCCGCGGCGGCATGGGCGGCATTGGGTGCTGGCCGGATGCCGGTGGCGTTGCCGACCAGGCCGCCTGGGTCGTCGACGCCTTCGCCATGCTCGGCGGACTCGATGCGCGGATGGACGACGAGCAGCGGCGCTTGCGGGGATCGGCGTGATGGACATCCGCTCCACCATCATCGGCGACGCCGAAGCGATGATGCGGCAGGCGAGGGCCGATCTTGCCATCGCCCTCCGCCGCGGCGTGACGGAAGCGACGGACGCCGTGCACGAAGAGATACGCGCCCAGTTGGTTGGTTCGCTCCCGGCGGAGGGCATCAACAGCCTGTTCGGTGTCCGCATCTTCCCAACCGGGGGCAGCGCTTTGCAGAACAGCACGCTGGCACCAGCGGGGTTCATCTATCCGAAGAAGCCGAAAATGGTGCTGGCCCTGGTGGACCCGCAGGAGATCGTCGCCAGGCACGGCCGCTACCTGGTGTTTCCGACGCCGAACAACCAGGACGCCCACGGAAATCCCCGTGTCTCCATCGGCGACATGGTGCGGGCGCGCGGCCGCACCTTCCTGATCGTCCCGAAGTCGAACCCGGCGGTGCGGCTGTGGTGCCTGCGCGGCGGCGACGCGGTCGATTTCGGCACGCTGCGGCGCGACGAGATGGCCTGGCGCATGTCGAAGCAACTGTTCCCGGGCGAGCGCCGTCCCTTCGTGCCGACCTTCATCCTCACCGACGCCGTGCATCCCGGCAAGCGCATCGACATCGAAGCGGTGCGGCAGGCGGCCGGGCCGATCCTCGGCGACAGGATCACCGCGGCCCTGGCAGACGAGGCCAAACCCTGATGAGCGGCGCCGCGCGCACCATTTCGATCCGGCTGTCGACGGACGGCGCCGAGGATGTACGCCGGCAGCTGGAAGGCATCGGCACCGCCGGCGCCACCGCCATGCGGCGCGTGCAGGATGCGGTCGCCGATGCACGCCCGGCGCTCGCCGGCATGTCCGGGGCCGTGCAGGATTTGTCGCGGTCGCTGTCGGGCTCGGAACAAGCACTGGCGCGGCTGCGGGCCGGCCTGGGCCAGCAGGGCGCGGCGGCGTCGGCGGCCGAGGCCACGCTGCGCGACCATGGCGATGCCAGCGCCGAGGCGGCGAAGACCAGCGGCGACCTGACCGACTCGTTGCAGGCGGCGGCGACCGCCTATGGCGCGGCGGC